TACAAGTATGTGCTCTATAATAGCGTTTACTGCTATAGATGTGGCATACGCAACAACTGCAGCTTCAGCTAATACAGCTAGTGAACTTGCTGTTCCAAGGGAAATAACACTATATACAATTGCTCCTATCTTAATAACATTTAATGTAGCAGCTCTAAGTTTTTGTTCCCATGTTGGTTCTATTCTTAAATAATAAGCCATGTGCATTGACAAATTAGCACTAGCCAGAATCAATTTATGCCGTTCAAACTCATCTAAGTTGTCTAGTATATCTGTTAATATCGGGGCAGATACACAATTATTAGAACCATCTAATTTCTGACTTATATATCTATAATGCCCGTTACTACTATCACTAGCGTAATCAGTTATTCTCTCTATGGCAGATACATTATGTACTGTATAATAAGTAACACCAGCAGTATTTGATTTACCAAGTGTAACGCTAGCGTTAGAATACGTAGATTCAGGTACAATGGCAAACATCAATGCAAAGGAGTTAGGTTTCTTTATATATAAATTACCTACTCGTAATACTTGATCTTCAGCAGTTACATACGCATTATTTGCTTCGTCATACACATATAAAACAATAGTAGGGCCTGGTACATCAGCCAGAGGACCGTCATAAGGATAATAAGCTGCAGTTAGATCAATTTCATCTGGGAATACGGAATCTACTCCACCGACAGTGACTGTTACATTGTTTTTTTCTATCTCTAACCAATTAGCTTTTACTTGTGTAGTACCTGTTACGTTATTTAAATAATCGTTAACATCATCCAAGGTTTGAGCTGAATGATCCCCTTCAGGCAGAACTTTATCAACGTCATAGTAATAGTAACCATCATTACAAGTTAAATCTTTATCATACCGGTAGTTAGTACCATTTGTGTGGGTTTCTGTAGATGTTGAAATATGAGAAAATCCCATTGCATAATTATATCCATCTCCAAGCAGCTCATACGTAAACATCCATACTTCGTCGTCATTTTCATCGTACGTTAATACGTGAGGCATATGGTCTATATCATAAAGCCTGTCAGCTAATAACCATAAATACTTATTACTTATTCTATTACCAGTTGTACTTCCTGTTCCACTTACCCATTTAACTCTAAAATTAAGAAATACAGAATCAATTACATCACTATATGTAGCACTACTACCACCTCCTACACCTCTAGTATAAGGTAAATCATCTAATAAATTTTCAGGATCTGGCATTCCCAAATATTTTAGATAATTTTTAGTATGTGTTTGTACATCAGCAAAAGTAGAAGAGTTTAATGTAATAGGAGTATCATAATTACCACTACTACTTAATCGACTGTGCCAAATAAAGCCACTCCCACTACTGTTATACTCATTGGAAACTTCTCCTGCATACAAATTAGTATTATTTACTCTAAGTGTAACTGAAGGAAGAACTTCGTGAAAGAAAGAATACGCACCTGTATAGTATGTTGTAAGAGTGAAGTTAGAATGAATACCAGGCATCGCGGGCACATATTGCATATCCCCTGAGATTCCTTCATCTCGTACTAATTTTATAGCTTTGCCATAATCAAAATCATATGATGAATTTGCTCTTTTATAGAAATCAATTACTTCATCAGTAAAAGATGTTCCTCTAATTAAGACATTTAAAGCTATCTTATCAGAATTATGTAAATTATCTATGTACGCATCATTAGTATATAAATAAGAATTCTGTGTAGAAAATTCACTAATTACTTTATCTTTTGCTGCCGGTCCAGCTAAAACATTAAGAAAACCATTTAATACCTGAGCACCTGCAGCAACTACAGTTTCAGCAAAAACTTGAGCACTTGTAACAACAACTGTAACTGCTTCTTCTACTACTCCTACTACTCCACTCATAGTCCTATTATGTAGGTTTCATTTCGTCTATTACACCTTTTATACTGGCAGTCGAAGTCCCTCCTTGTAATATAGCAGTATCTGAATCTGCTTCTTTACTCACAGATACATTTATAGCATAAGCATCTAGTAGAGACTTTAAATATTTATTTTCTGCATTCCATTTAAACCCTTTAGCTTGTTCAGTAAACAGAGTTATCTGCTTACCTGCTACACTACTAGTATTTGGTGCAGTATTTGACGATTGCAATGTTTGCGCATATTCAGTAATTTTCTTCTGATCCAACAGAGCTTTTTCAGCATCAACTTTTAATTCTTGTGCAACAGTTAATGCTGTATCTGCATTAGCTTTTTCCATACTAAGTGCAAAAGTGACTGCTTGTGCTAATGTGCTCTGCAAAGCTCCTAGATACACCGTAGCATAATCAGTACCCGTAATTCTACCTGCAGCAAATTGAGCTTCTAAGTGCAAAGTGACAACTTGCATTAATTCGTCAAAATTACCAGTTCCATTTGTTGCAGTAGTAGCGTTAGATAAAGTATCAAAAGTTACAGCCATAATAATTTATTTATATATCAGTTAAGCATCGCCTCTAGCAGCTTGAGCTGCTGCTAATTTGTCTATTTCCTTTTGAGTCAAATCAGGTAAAACCTGTACATTGTACTTCTTAGCTTGATATGGTTGTAAAACAGTATCGCCATTAGGTGCTTTAGCAGACCTAAATTTTTGCATTTCTGCATTAGCAATCTGATTAACAATAACATTAGGTACATGCCATCCTTCTTCATTATTAAATGGTACATACTTTTTAATAGCTTTTCCGTTATTTACTGCACTAACCATAACTGTAAATACTAATCCCGAGTGGCCAGATAATTCAGGATCATTTGGTGTGACTATAATTCTTTTTAGATGCATACATTTTTCTTCTAAAGTCATTGTAGACTTTTTTACAGACTTCTTTTCGACCTTAGCGGGCTGTACAGGCGAAGATTCTACCTCTACAGGTACTTTAGTATCATTTTTATCTACATCGTCTTGTAGCGTCTTTCTGAGCTTAATTGCATTAGTTTTATGATGCATCTTGATGCCTCGGCCAGTTAATTCTGCTTTAACATCCTCAATATCCATATTTTCAATATCCATAGTTTTTATTTTATAGTTTATATAATTCTCCCACCACTCAAAACTTTATTGCAATGAGTAGCAGGAGAACATTTACTTAATGATTAATCCGCTTTAGTCCAGATAACACCTAAGCGTTCTGGGCGCATAGCGAGAAAACCATAGTACCATTTGATACTATAGAATCCTTTTTCGCCATAAGGATTAGCTAAATCTGAAATTTCACTTCCAGGTTTTTTATGGTTAATAGAGAATTTAACACTTTTACCGTCAGTTTGGAAACCAACAGTAGTAAATGCTCCATCTCCAACAACAAGCATAGGATAGATATCTATCTCTGTGCCTGCTCCTCCTGCTTTCTTACCCTTATTTTGGCCGTATTGCATTTCAGGAACTACAACAATACGAAAGTTGTCAATGGTGCCAATTTCACCATTTAACACATTACCTGCATCAGCGTATTTTTCTACACCAACAAAAGCAGGTTGACTGTGTAAATCTTGCATGGCCCGTAGAGCAGGAATCATTTCAGAACCAATGTACATAATACGTCCACCATTAATGGTTTTAGTATCAGTCATACGAGAACCTGAAATAATTTTAGTTGATTTAGGAGTCTTATTGTCATCTAAAGCAATAGACATACGCATAAGATCTTTATATCTAACTAAACCATCTACAGAAGCTTTAGTACCTACATTAAGTACCTCTGTATCATCAGCGTCAGTAGTAATGTACATAGTAGTACCGTCTCCTGATGCTGTGTTAAGCAGGTCATTTTGTAGTTCTGCTTCTGTTATCTCATTAGCACCTACTACTGATTCTTCAGTAATATGAGCTAAGAGGTCAGCATCACTATCAAAATCAATAGATTCTTGCGTATACTCAACAAAGAATCCACGTTTCTTTAGATCAGCTTCTACTTGCAAACGAGTAAAACCAACTCTATTTACACGTCCACCTGACTCGGAAAGAGCAGGAATCTTAGCAGCAATAGATCCAATATCTTTCTGGCTACCAAATATATGACCGCCAGTTTCTTGGACACTACCATAATCTCCCGCAGCAGTTATCGCGTTAGCTTCAGTAGCAAAATATCCTGCAGTAGTTGCTGTGGCTGCATTCCATCCTGTGCCAGTTACAATTTCAGTACCAGCAGCATTGAACGCCTGCCATTTAGACGCAGTAATAATTAAACCTGCTGCATCTAAACCCTGGTCGTTTACGTTGCGATCATCAAGCAAAGGAACATATACATCCTGCTTAATTTTCTTACCCATATTTTTAGGCATAGCTTTAACACTAGCCAAAGGAGAAAAATACTGTTTATCCCTGACAGCGATAATCGCTTTTTTCTCGTAAAAATCAGTACG